GGTCATGCCAGTGAGGAGATGCCGCACCATACGTTCATCGATTACATGCTGCACAACACTGGCGATGAAATCGAGTTGTTCGTAGAAACGGAGAAGATGATGTATGACCTATGTGCAATGGAATTGAGAGCGGAGGACTGATGCATCCCACAATGTTTGAAGATGTGAAAGAGTTTCATGAGAAGTTCGGACTTGAAGTACGTGAGGAACCTATCGATATCAAAGAGCTTCATCCTCATGGCTCAACGTCAAGCTCTCCCCTGTGGCGATTGCGTGATGCTTTGCATGCAGAGGAGTATGCAGAGCTTCGGACGGCTATGGTCGATGACGAGGATCTCGTCGGAGTTGCCGATGCCATCTGTGATTTGATCTACGTCTTGTGCGGTACTGCGGTTTCGTTCGGCATTCCTCTGGACGAATGTTTCACAGAGGTGCAACGATCCAACATGTCCAAGCTCGGTGAGGATGGTAAGCCTATCGTTCGTGACGATGGTAAGATTCTCAAAGGCCCGAACTTCAGTGAGCCTGATCTACATACTATCATCTATGGAAAGGAATCCTAGTGCACATCGAACTACATAGAGGTAAGGGTAGACAACCGTGGTACCTCGTTCTCGTCGCAGCGAATGGTGAGAAGCTAGCTGTAAGCGAAGGCTACTTCTCCAAGTGGAACGCAAAGCGTGCAGCACGTAAGAACTTCGCTGGAATCCCTTTGCAGGACAAGTCACTTAAGAACTTCAAGCTGTAGTAATGACCGTAGTTGAAACAGTCCGACGTAAGCATCCTGCCGCTGTGTGTGAAGAGTGTCCATTGGCAACACAGCCGTGTGCACCTACACAGCATGCTCGCAATGGTAAGCCTCGTGCTGCAATCGTATCGAGAAGTCCTGGCTATCACGAAGCGATGTCGGGCAAACCGTTCAGTGGGCCATCGGGTCAGGTACTCGATCATCTACTGAAGATGAATGGAGTTACACGAGATGAGCTTCTCCTTACGAACGTCGTTCTCTGCACGAATCCAAAAGGCCAAACAGAGGTACCGAAGGAAGCGATTAAAGCGTGCGCTCCACGCCTACATGAAGAGTTATCCGGTGTTGACCATGTTATCGCCTGTGGTAGAGAAGCAGTTAATCTCTTGGTTGGACGAGGAAGCATTGATCGTTACCGGGGTTACATCATCGAGCAGCCCGGACGAACCGTTGTTGCTGCAAATAACCCTGCGCTTGTACTCCACGACGATGCAACGTTTCCAAACCTCAAGCGAGATTTCAGGCGAGCATTTCATCCCCTACCGCCCCCCACATACCCGACAGTAGAGGTAATCGAAGATGACAAAGAAGTATTGGACTACCTCAAAGACTTGCAGGGCTTCAGAGGAAGTCTTGCTTGTGATATCGAATCACGAGGAGGCCTTACCCACAAAGCAACTCTTATCTGCATGCAATTCTCAACTAACGGAACTCATGCAGTTGTTCTCGGAGAACGTGGTTCAGCATGGGAACGTCCAGATGTCATTGCAAGTCTCAATGAAGTCTTACGAGATAAAGAAAGACGTCACTTCATATGGCATGGAGGTAAGTTCGACGTTAAGATTCTTCGACACACCTATGCATGTGACGCCAGAGTAGACGAAGACACCATGATGCAATCCTACGCTTTGGACGAGCGTAGTGGTGGTGACGAACACATAGGTGTACACGGACTGAAGTACCTACTGATGGATACGTTTGGGTGGGAACAGTTTGAATCAGAAGCTGTGACACATGCTAAGAAGACAGGAGTAGTCGAGGACTATGACGAATTCTACCGTTATGCCGGTCTTGATGCAGGAGGCACGTTCCAGCTATACGAGCATCAAAAACCACTTGTGGAAGCTGATGGTGTTAGGCGTCCTTATGATCATCTGCTACTACGCGGAACAGAACTCGCAATAGATATAGAGCTACACGGTATGGTCTATGATACCGACCGTGCGGGTGATCTGTACGAGTTTGAAGTCGAGCCTGAGATGCGCGAACTCATGGGCGAGATGCGACAGGCTGTAGATAAGCCTATGTTGAATCCAAGGTCGCCGCAACAGATGTCGGGGATCATCTACGATGATTTCGGTGCACAGCATGCACTACGTAAGCGCGATGGTATGGAGCGATCCGTAGATGATTCAGCACGTAAGGAAATCCTTGAGGATCGATTTGAGCTAGGGCAACGATGGGAGCAAGTCCAAGTCGGCACTTCTGTGCGGGTTATCGAGCGCGAGGACTACAAACGACGCAAAAGCACACTCAAGTCTTTCATTGAGAAGTACGACAGATACCAGTCTGTGCAGAAGCAGGCATCGACATACCTACTCGGAATGATTGTGAGGGCGGAACTTGATCCGGATAGCAGGATTTACACTCAGCTCAATTTCCACGGAACGAACAGTGGACGGTTGTCGTCGTCGAAACCGAACCTTCAGAATATCACGCGGAGCAAGGAAGGCCTTCCTGATATCCGAAAGCTATTCAGGGCTTCCCCCGGACGAACGCTGGTACATGCCGATTTCAGTCAAGCGGAGCTTAGATGCATCGCTCAATTTTCAGGGGATAAAGAACTTAATCGTATTTACCGTGAAGACCTCTCACTCCACAAGGAAACCGCTACTCGATTCTACGGAGATGGCTACACACCTGAGCAGTACGTCACGTGCAAGTCAGTAAACTTCGGTGCGTTCTATCGACAGTCCGCAGAAACATTCCAAGAGAAGCACGGCATCAATGTAGACGAGGCACGTAAGTACATTGAATGGTTATGGAAGACCTTCAAGGGAGTAGGTGATTGGGAACGTGAGGTTGAGAAAGAAATCCACAAAGGCCCGCTTGTCAGTTCGTTCGGTCGGAAACGGCGTTTCTATCTTATCATGGATTCCAACAGGCAGGCAGTTTACAGAGAAGGAATTAACTTCTATCCGCAGTCTACAGCAAGTGACCTTACTCTGTGCGCAGCTATTAGATTGCACGAAGAATCAGACCCGAAACGATGCAATATTGGAATTCTCGTCCACGACTCCATCACTTCAGACGTTGACGAAGATTACGCTCAGGAATATGCGGCACTGATGGTACAGATAATGGAACAGACAGCTTATGATGAACTCAAGTGGGACATGCCATTCAAAGCAGAAGTCGGTATCGGCCCGACATGGGGAGAAACCAAATGAGCACGACAACTACTAGACACTGTGACCGCTGTGAAGCCGAGATTGTCAAAAAGGACTATACTATTGTAGAGATGAACAAGATACAAGTAGGTAAAGAAGCTTCGGTTGATCTATGCCGTAATTGTACCTTTGCTCTTGGACAGTTTATGGATGGTGCAGAACAGCGTGCATCGAATCTGTGTCTTGCCCGAACATTCGCCGGTGAGAATTGCAAACGTGAGCGATTTCACAAAGGCGACCATGTATACACGTCACCTTCAGACGGTGCATCTATTGCGTGGTCGGACAGGAGGAAGTGATGAGAGATCAGCGTGATCCGACTGAGATGTACAACCAAATTGTCAATTTGAAGACCGTAGCCGGTGTCTCGATCACGGAGGCGGCGGACATGGTGGAGGCCGTCCGGCAGGGGCTTGATTCTAGGGCCAGCGGCCCGATTCCCGGCCTGCCAGCGATCACGAGGGTGGGAACCTCCCCCTCATATGACCCCGCTGAGAACGGCGTAGGTACCGGCCTAAAGGCACCCCGAGATGGATAAGGTTTTGTCAATAGATCCAGGGGTTACAACAGGGCTATGTATTGGAACCTTGTTGAATAGTAAGCTTTTGCTAGAGCCGCAGGAGCAACAGTTGACTTGCCAGGGTATGTACGAATTGTTACAAACATTTATGGGGTCAACTTCGCACAGAGTGCACATTGTGTACGAGGACTTCACGTATCGGAACAACCCCCGTACGGGATTGAATCTTATGCCTGTGAAACTGATTGGTGTGATCGAAATCTTTCAGGAACGATACGACCCATTGGTATCGTTCACGAAGCAGTCACCATCGACAGGTAAAACGTTCTATAGTGATGATCGCCTCAAGAAGCTCGATCTATGGCCGAAGGGATTGAAGCATGGACG